ACCAGATTTTGGAGACGAACCTGATTCAGGTGGCATAGCTGCATTAGAGGCTGCAATTCAAGCTAATAACGCAATTGATGCAGAATTTAATTCGCTAGAAACCCTACTAGGACAAGTTGACCAAGCAAAAGAAGAATTCTATGCATTGGAAGCATCATTGCCACCGGGTTCATTGGAAATTGAAGAAGCTAGAAATCAATGGGTTCAATTGCAAATAAAAGCAAATGCAATATTAGACAGCATTGAGAACAAAATTAACTACTAAATACTATCATGCCACAGTATATAGGTTTCAGCACTAGGGGTGCAAATTTACCAAAAACAACAAATCAACCTACTGGAAATGATGGGGGAGTTGGCACGGTAAAAAAATCATTGAACACGGGTAGGAAGTTTAGATTAGTTGACGAAGCACTTGTTATCAATGATTTTATAAATGCAATTAATATTAAACAGGGCGAAAAAGTAGGACAACCGGGATACGGAACAACACTTTGGAGCTTTGTATTTGAACCCAATACAGCCAATGTACAATTTCAGCTTGAAAATGAAATTAGAAGAATTGCCAATTTAGATCCACGATTATTATTGAATTCTGTAAGGGCTTATCCACAAGAAAACGGAATTCTTTTAGAAATAGAGTGCGCTGTAACACCATTCAATCAAGCACAAGTTTTGAGTCTGTTTTTAGACCAAGGCACAAATCAAGCTGTAATTCAATAACACCGAAAAAAAGACGGTTTTTAGGTATGATAAATACTAAAAAGAGATAAACCTATGGCTACAAGTTCACGACAATCTGCAATTTTCGGTGTAAATGACTGGCAAGCAATTTACCAGACCTTTAGAGAAGCCGATTTCAGAAGTTATGATTATGAAACTTTGCGTAAAAGTTTCATCGATTATCTGCGTGTATACTATCCTGAAACTTATAATGATTTTATAGAATCCAGTGAATTCATTGCTTTATTGGATGTTATAGCATTTATGGGTCAAGGTCTTGCGTTCCGTAACGACCTAAATACACGTGAAAACTTTATTGATACCGCTGAACGCCGTGACAGTGTAATTAAATTAGCTAACCTAGTAAGTTATACACCTAAAAGAAATTTGGCAGCGCAAGGTTATCTAAAGGTTGTAAGTATACAAACAACTCAGAACATCAGTGATCTGAATGGAACTAATCTAGGTAATCTTCCTATATTATGGAATGACCCTGCAAACCCTAATTGGTTAGAACAATTTAACACAATCATTAATGCTGCGTTAGTAGATACACAACGAGTAGGCAGACCTGCAAACGTAGCAGATTTGTTAGGTGTTACAACAAGCGAATATACTGTAAGAATTCCAAATAATACTCTACCTATAATTCCTTTTTCATCTACAGTAGATGGTGTAAACATGAACTTTGAATTGTGTAGCGTAACTAGCGTAGATGCAGATTACATGTACGAAATACCACCGGCACCAAGTGGACGCTTTAACATGCTATACCGTAATGATAAATTAGGTTACGGTAGTCCTAACACAGGATATTTTTTCTATTTCAAACAAGGAAATTTACAAAACTACGATTTTAGTTTAGAACAACAAATTGCCAACCAGGTCGTATTTATTGGTGATATACAGGGGGTGAATAACGAAGATACATGGCTGTATCAGTTAAATGAAAACAACGGAACTAGAGTTCTTTGGAGAAAAGTAGAAAACATCTATGCTGACGCTTATTTACAAACAGAAACAAGTAACAGAACTATTTTTTCAGTTTCTTCTAGATTCAATGACCAAGTCAGTTACGTATTTGGAGACGGTGTATTCAGTCAAATTCCAGTAGGAACATTTAGAGCATATGTACGTGCAGGAAACGCATTGACATACACAATTGATCCTACTGAAATGCAAGGCATAACAGTGTCCTTTACATACATAAATCGTTTAGGCAAATCTGAAGTTATGACTTTAGGATTAGAGTTGCAATTGCCCGTAAGTAATGCACAAGCACGTGAACCCATAGCTCAAATTAAACAACGTGCTCCTACTAGATATTACACACAAAATCGCATGGTTAATGGTGAAGATTATAATAACTTCCCATATACATTATACAGTTCAATTATTAAATCTAAGGCTATCAATCGTAGTAGCATTGGTGTTAGCAAAAATCTAGACTTATTAGATCCGACAGGAAAATACTCTAGTTTAAATAGCTTTGCTTCCGACGGCGCATTATGGCAAAACACAGATGACGGATTCTTATCACTCACAATTAACACTGTGGGAAATATCATTACTTTCTTAACAGATTCTTTGGGAAGTGTTTTATCTAGCAACAGAGTGGTTCAATATTACACACAAAATTTTACACAATATTCAGTAAACAATGCGTCAGGCGATGGAACTGTATATTGGAATACTAGTACAGTTGATGCTAATTCGTTAACAGGTTACTTTTATAATATTACTGATGGCAGTCCTTTGCCTATCCCCATAGGAACTTATTCAACAAATAATGTCAAATACGTAACACCAGGCGCATTAGTCAAGTTTGTTGCACCTAGTGGTTTTTATTTTGATAAAAACAATCGTTTAGTAGCAGGTATACCTGGCGCCAGTGATCAAACGTATATATGGACAACGGTGTTATCAGTTATTGGTGACGGATACAATAATGGTCAAGGATCGTTTGCGAATGGTACAGGTCCTGTAACACTGAATCAGTATGTACCAAACGGTGCTATACTTACTACTGTTCTGCCATCGTTTGACAATTCTCTGTCTAATGAAATTGTACAAGAGTGTATCATTAGAATGGAATTGCAACAAAATTTTAGCTTAGTGTTCAATAACTCATTAACTATCGCACAAGACAGATGGAGTATTCAGCAATTCGACAATCCAAATTGGTTCGTTAAATTTGAAAGTTTAGCAGGCGGAAGATATACAGTCACCTACAGATCATTACGTTATTATTTTGGCAGTGTAGAAGATACCAGATTTAGCTTTGAACGTGACAAGTTGGTGTACGATCCACTAAGTGGAAAAATTTTACAAGATTTTATCAAAATTCTAGCTACCAATACACAACCAAATAGCAATAATGCATTGGCTAAAGACATACAAATTAACATTGTAGGACAGACAGTCGAAAGCGACGGATACATAAATGATTTTGAAGTCGAAGTAGCAAGTAATGACATAAACAACAGAGGTCTAATAGTAAGTCCCGATTTCTTTCAAACTGTAACAGGTTATGTCACGGGGTCAGCTAATACTGGAATATATGTATTTTTTGAATTAATAGAGGATGCTATTAATCTATCAAGATATCAAATTGTTCCAACGACTGCTGTAGTACAGTATCAAACTAAAACTCAAATCGAAGTTTCTAAGTATGACTATCCATTGGGTCAGTTATTTTACGCTTTTGGAGAAAATAAATTTTGGAAATCTGTACAAGACAATACAGTTACAACACCATATTACATTTTAGAAGAACAACCACAATACTCTATTCAATATGGTCGTCAAGGATTGCAATACCAATATAGACATAACAGCAATAATACAACAAGAATCGATCCTGCAACTACAAACATTATTGATTTGTATGTAGTGACACAGAGTTATTACACACAGTATCAAAATTATATACAAGATACTACCGACACTGTGCCTATGCCACCAAAACCAACAATCAATGAGTTGAGTGAGGAATATGGACAACTAAATAATTATAAGATGTTGAGCGATAGTGTTGTATTGAACAGTGTAGTTTTTAAGCCTTTATTTGGACCTAAAGCAGATCCAAATCTTAGAGCTACTATAAAAGTGATCAAATCATCTACAACAAACGCAAGTAACAGTGAAATTAGAAGTTCGGTATTAGCAGCAATGAATACATATTTTGATATTAACAATTGGAATTTTGGAGACACATTTTACTTCTCTGAGTTGAGTGCATATTTGCACGACCAGCTGGGAGAACTAATAAGTTCGGCAGTATTAGTACCTAACGATCCTAATATGAAATTTGGAGATTTATATGAGATAAAATGTTCCCCTTATGAAATTTTCGTAAACGCTGCTACCGCAAATGATGTGGTAGTTATAGCTGCATTAACACCAGCTGAATTGCAAATTGCTTGAGTAAGTAGATATGGCTACCAGAATCAGAACACTAAACTTTCTTCCAGAAATATTTCAAACAAAAACTAACGCACAGTTTTTAGCAGCCACGTTAGATCAGGTAGTGGCTCAACCTGAAACGAAAAAAATTGAAGGATACATTGGAAGTAAATTTGGTTATGGTATCGATGCAAGAGACTATTACGTAACAGAACCTACAAAGGTTAGGACAGATTATCAATTAGATCCAGGTGTTGTTTTTACAAAAAAGAATGAATCAGTCGCACAAGATTTCATCAGCTATCCTGGCATATTAGATGCACTAAAACTAGAAGGTGGTTTGGTTGATAACAATAATCGATTATTCAACAGTGAATTTTATTCTTGGGATAGCTTTACTAATCTAGACAAAATCATTAATTTTAATCAATACTATTGGATTCCTGAAGGACCTGCTAGTGTTGTTGTATCTAGTGAAACAGTTTTTTCGACCAATGACTATGTGGTAAGAGACTTACCTAACGGTTATAACATAGTGCCATTAACTGCATCCGAATCTGGAGGAAGTGTCAATCCTACAATTACTCTTTTAAGGGGAGGAACATACACTTTTGCAGTTAATCAATCTTCTCAATTTTGGATACAAGGTCAACCTGGTGTAACTGGATTTAGTCCTACACAACCTAATTTACAAACAAGAGATGTTTACGGAGTTAACAACAACGGCGCAAGTGTGGGTGTCATTACATTTACTGTACCGCCAAAAGATGCACAAGACGAATATAACTTACCGGGTAACAATTTAGTTGATGTTGTATCGACTGTTCCATTTAGTTCTATTAATGGGCAACCCGTTAGTGCTTTAGGAAATATAGACGGAGTAACATCACTAGAAAATTTAACAGTGATGTTTTATAACACAGGAGAACCAAACGAAGTTGGATACGTTTCAAACTTCTTTGACTTTACACCATATGATGAAAATAACAATTTAACAGGTGCGGTCACAGTTACCGTAACTGCTACAACTGCAGGAACAAACGCTATTACTTGTAACAGTACGGCTAATCTAGCAGTTGGTAATGCTATTACATTTACTGGTACTCCTTTTGGTGGTTTAGCACAATATTCAGCTACATTACCAAATACAATTTATTTTGTAGAATCTATAATTAATTCTACACAATTTACTGTGTCATTGTCGGTTGGTGGTCCTGAGGTAATACTTTCCACAGCTACAGGATCATTGACAGGTAACGCTAATCAAGGTTTGTATGAGCAAGGATATTACACTAATGTAAATGAAAACTTTTATAGAATTACTTACGTTGGTAGTCCGTCTGAACCAGTAATTAGATTGGTTCCGTATGCTGAAATTCCTATCAATGAAAAAATAACTGCAGTATACGGTACGCAATGGATATCTAGAAATTTTTATAGAAACAATCTAGGTACTATATTATTGATACCTTACATTAGTGCTCCATTAGATACTTTATATTACCAAGACGGTTCTTCTACAACAAAAGTAGGAATTATTCGTATTATTGAAAGTAATGCGTTGAACACACTTGATGTAGAACGTGATATTTTGAGTCAATTACAATTTACAGCTACAAATGGTGTTGTGTTTACTAATGGATTAAAAGTTAAGTTTCAAGGAGACGTTGTTCCTACTAGTTATTTAACCGGAGAATACTATGTAGAAGGTGTTGGTAGTGGTATAGAATTGCTACCAGTAGAAAATTTCATAGCACCCGAATCCTTTACGGCTAGTACATATGATCCATGGGATACTTTACCGTGGGATGCTTCAGCATGGGAAGGTAATTCTTACATTCCAGTGACACCAGATTATATTACTATTGCAAGAAATTCAATAGATAAAAATGCGTGGTCAAGAAGCAATAGATGGTTTCATATAGATGTTATAAATGCTACTGCAGGATACAATAATAATCCAAACTTAATAACATTATATGCAACACCGCAGTATAAAGCTAAAAGACCTATCATAGAATTTTATCCTAATTTGAAGTTGTTTAATTCAGGATCTGAAGGAAAAAATCCAGTAGACTTTATTGATCTTAGAACTACTGACGCTTTTAGTTTAGTAGCAGGACAACAAAATTATTATCCAGATGTGGAAGTTTATACTGATTACACCGCTACAATTACATCTACAAATTATACTCCTAATAGAAGTTTGACTTCTTACAATCTTGCATCTAAGCGTTTCACCTGTGACTCTACAGCAGGTTTTAGAGTTAACGACATTATTGTATTCAACGACACACCTCCTGCATTAGGCATTACAACAGGTGCAACCTATTATGTTTCAGAAGTTGTTTCAGGAACATTATTTACAATCTCATCTACTAAAGGTGGCGACAATGTTGGATTTACTGTTGATTTGCCAACAGGTCCTTATATTGGGCCGTGGTCTCTTACTTGGACACCACAAAGTACCACTATAACTGTATCTGCCTCTGATATAACAGGAGCATTTAGTGTTGGTCAATATATAACTGATTCTACTAACCAACTTCCTAGAAATTCTCAAATCGTTTCTATATCAGGAACCACAACCATTACATTGGACGTAGAATGGGAAGAAGGTTCGTCAGGTTACATACCGACAACTACAAATGCTATGTTAATCGCAACTGACACAACCAATGACAACTACTCATTGTTTGAAGGATCAACAGTAATATTTGCTGCGGATACTAATCCAGATGTAAGAAATAAAATATACGTATCTAGATTTTCAACAGTAAATGGTTCATCTATTCCGGTAATTACATTAACTGAAGTCCAAGACGGAGATGTATTGGATGAACAGCAAACAGTTGCATTACGTGGATACTTTAATCAGGGTAAAGAATTTTGGTTTAATGGTTCAAATTGGGTTGATGGACAACAAAAAACAGATGTGAATCAACCACCGCTGTTCGACATTTTTGATAGTAATGGTATAAGTTTTGGTAATTCTGATATCTACGTGGGTACATCTTTCGTGGGTTGCAAACTGTTTGCATATGGATTAGGATCAGGATTAGATGATAGTATATTGGGATTTCCTGTTAGATATAGTTCGGTAGATAACGTGGGAGATATAAGTTTTGATGTATCATTAAATTTGGATACATTTGATTATGTACAGGGAAATTCTCCAATAACACAAAAAGTTAATACTGGATATGTATTCCAATACAACAATAGAATTGAATACACTAGACAAATAGGATGGCAAACTGCTGTATCCCCTAGTGTACAATATCAAATCTTCCAATTTGACTACGATGCTTTGGTGCCAAATTTGGTATACAAATGTGATATTAAAAAACTTGATAGTAGTGATATTAACTGGCCTACAGTAGAAGTTTATTTAAATAATGTATTATTGTCTCACAGTGAATACACAGTTTCTACCACAGATGATTCTACTACAATCACATTAACTGAATATCCAGTAACTGATACTGTAGTTCAAATACTGTTATTGAGTAATCAAGTGAGTAAAACAGCTTATTATTCAATTCCTATTAATTTAAACAACAACCCATTTAATAACGACATAACAATTGCTAACGTTGGAGATATCAGAGGTCAATATCAAAGTATGTTCTTCAATAATCCTGATAGCGAAGGGCAGGTATTCGGGCCTAATAATTATCGTGATTTAGGAAACATGGTTCCGTGGGGCAGCAAGATCATACAGAACAGTGCAAGTGTAGTTCTTCCTGGAACATTCCTGCGCAAACAAGAACACAACCTATTCAATGCGTTAATGTTTAATAGTAAAGAGTATGTTAAATTTAAAAATTTACTAGTTTATACAGTACAAAACGCAGATTATGCACAACGATATGATCCTTCAACTATGTTAGATGATGCATTGGATCAAATAACAGCAGCAAAGACAGACAATCAACCATTCTTTTGGTCTGATATGTTGCCAAATAAAGCTGCATTTATTTCAAACACATACTCTTTTGCGAACAGTCTAGATGTAAGTATCTATCCTTTGTCAAAGGTATATGATTTCAGTAAAGCAAATTATAGCGGAGTATTAGTTTACTTAAAAAGAAGTGTAAATGGTACTGTTGTTACGAAACAATTAATAAAAGGTACAGATTACATTGTCAGTACAGATGCACCTTCTTTGACAGTCACAGAAGATTTGCTGCCAGGTGATGTAATCATAGTGAAAGAATACAATCAAACTTATGGTAGCTATGTTCCAAACACTCCTACTAAATTAGGACTCTATCCTGCTCATATTCCGCAAGTTGTTTTAGATAGCAATTACGCTACGCCTACGTATTTTATAAAAGGACATGATGGATCATATACAAAGCTATACGGAGAATATGATCCTATAAACAATATATTAATTGATTTTCGAGACCAAGTATTACTTGAATTTGAATTAAGAATTTACAACAACTTGAAGTTAAGTGCTACTATTCCTATCGAAGAATATGAAATAGTACCCGGCTTTTTCAGAGAAACTGACTACACGTATGAACAGTGGTTATATATGTATAGTTCTAGTTTCTTGAATTGGATTGGTCAAAATCGTTTAGACTATAAAACTCAGTTATATAACAATGCCAATACTTTCACGTATAACTATTATCAAAGTGGAAATGCTTTAACAGGTGCACCAATAACACAGGGCTATTGGAGAGGAATATATCAATATTTTTATGATACTACTAATCCAAATACTGCGCCATGGGAAATGCTAGGATTCACTGAAATGCCAAGCTGGTGGACTAATAGATACGGTCCAGCTCCATACACAAGTGATAACTTAATTTTATGGAGCGACTTAGCAGAAGGTATAAATTGGAATAATGGTAATCCTATTGTTATAGAAAAGGCTAAGAGGCCCGGATTGTTAGAGGTGATTCCCGTAGATGAGTCAGGAAATCTCTTAGAACCATTGGAATGCATAGTAGGAAACTACAATCAAAAGCTATTTAGGCGTGATTGGAAGATAGGTGACAACTCACCAGTGGAGTTAAGCTATAGACGTAGCAGCACGTATCCATTTGACTTAATACGACTAATGGCATTGATGAAGCCTGCACAATTCTTTAACTTAGCTGTGGACCTTGACAACTATAAGTTTAACACTGAATTCAATCAGTATTTGGTCAATGACAGAAGCCACCTAATTATCAAAGATATTCAAGTTTATGGTAATGGCATTGCTAAAACAAGTTACTTGAATTGGATCGTAGATTATGAAAAACAAATAGGTCTTGCAGCAACAGAAAACATAACAGAACTGTTGGATAACTTAGATGTTCGTTTAGTTTATAGACTGGCCGGGTTTAGTGATAAAGTGTTATTAAAGTTCTTTGTAGAAAAAGGAACTCCAAACTCTAACAATGCTAGCTTACTAATACCAGACGAAAGCTATAGTGTGTTATTGTATGATAATCAACCATTCAATAGAATAGTCTATTCTGGAGTCATAATACAGATTTCTGATGACGGTAATTATCTAGTATTTGGTAACTCGCAAACTTCTGCGTATTTTACAACATTAAAACCAAAATTTGCCGGCAACTGGCAAACATTTGAAGTAGAAGGCGTAAATCTACGAATAACAAACGATCACTATGAACAAGAGCAATTTGTGCCATATGGTACTAAATTCTATTCTATACAAGAGGTTGCACAGTTTTTAGCTGATTACGGTGCTTATTTAGAATATTTAGGTATGCAGTTTAAGGAGCAAGAAAACGAACTTACCTTAAACTGGGATCAAATGATCGCAGAATTTATGTATTGGTCTCAAACTGGTTGGGAATCTGGAAGTGTGGTAACCTTAAATCCTTCAGCAAAAACACTGGTTATAGACAAAGACAGCAACATTGTACAGCCATTGACAATACAACAATCTAATTTTGTGTTGAATCAAAACTTGTATCCTATACAACTTAACGATTTGGCAGTCATTCGTGAACAAACAGCCTTCTCTGTGTCAGCGTTAAATGATGGTGATACTATATCATACGGCCAATTTAACTTAAGTAATTTTGAACATGGTATTGTTTTTGACAACGTTACATTGTTCGGTGATATCATTTATAACTTGACTACTGGACTAAGACAAACACGTATTACGTTACGTGGAACTAAATCTGCTCTTTGGGACGGTACTGTAAATGCATCTGGATTCATATACAATCAAAACAATATTAAAGAGTGGAGCAAACTTACCAAATATACTAAGGGTGAGATTGTCACATATAAAAACAAATATTGGATAGCTACTAAAGTTATACAAGCAAGCGAAATATTCAAAGAGGAAGATTGGAAGAGAACAGACTACGATGAAGTACAAAAAGGTCTGTTACCTAACCCAAGTACCAGAAGCTATGAAAGCACATTGTATTATGATATCAATCAAGGAAATCTTGAAAAAGATGCAGACCAACTTTCATTTAGTTTAATTGGATATAGACCTAGAGATTACTTAGCATTGGCTGACCTTACAGATATTACTCAGGTAAATATCTATAGAAATCTAATTAAAAACAAAGGCACAAAAAATTCTGTCAACGCATTTAGAGGTGCTAACCTTCCACAAGGTGGTATAGACTACGAAGTGTATGAAAACTGGGCAATTAAAGCCGGTGAATTTGGTGGAGTGTTAAATAATAATTTTGTAGAATTTAGATTAAATCAAAAATACTTGACAGGCAATCCTTCTATTGTAGGGTTAACAAATGGACTATACAACACAGGTGTGCAACAAGAAGTTCCTCTATATTCTGTGTTTAATTACGAAAGACCAATAACCAACGTAAATGTTTTATCGACAATTTCACCAGATGAACCATCTTCTATATATCCAACAGCCGGTTATGTAAATTACAACGATGTAAAACTTTCTGCATTTTTCTATTCACAACTACCAATTGGTGTTAATAAAAATGATGTTGTTATTCCTATACAACAATTTTTTGTTAGAGATTATGCTTGGGTAGCAAATTACAAAGAAAGATGGGAAGTATTTACCCCATCATCTATGGGCCAAGTGATTAATGCTAAGAACAATTTAAATGAAACCGTTACTATTACTTTCGACAGGCCACATAATTTAACACAGTATCAACCATTTGCAGTTGTAAATTTTGATGATAATATTGATGGATATTATTTGGCGACAGTTGTTATAGATTCATTCAAGGTATTGATTAATAAGGTACTCGATGTAAGCATTAAGAATATAACAGGTCAGGGTGTTGGTCTTAAACTAACATCTCAACGTGTAGCAACCCCTGCGGATATCTATTCATTACCGCTACTCAATACAGAGTTTACTAAAAATACGGTATGGGTAGATACAGATACCAACGGGTCGTGGGGAGTATATCGTAAAGGTCTGAACTATCAATTAGAGGATCAATTAACAAAACCATTATCAGAATCATTGGGTAGTGCTGTTGCAATAGGTCAACAACTAGGTTACCTAATAGGTGATGCAGATGACGGTAAAGTTTATAGATATACCTTTAACAGCCTAAGTGAAACATATCAATTAATACAGACTTTAACTGGTGGTACTAGTTTTGGTTCTACTATTTCTTACTCAGGTGATTTGTATGCCATAGCAGAAACGAACGGAGCAGGAAGAAGTGTTAAGTTATACCAATTACAAAACACTCCAGAATCTGATGATTTGGTATTATATCAAAATATTCCCTCCCCGGTAGTTACTGTCTGGGGATCAGCAATATCCATATCAGGGGATCAGTATTGGATTTACATTTCTGACGTAAACAACAACACCATCTATGTATATAGAAGGTCTTATATTCCAACTCCAGCTGGTAATTTTGTTCCCGGAGAAACGTATACTATTTCTAGCTTGGGAGATACCGATTTTACTTTAGTTGGTGCTACTACAAACGTAGTGGGAGTTTCATTTATTGCCACCGGTGTAGGAACAGGATCTGGTATAGCTATAAACTCCACTTATAAACAAATTACTACTATAGATGCTAACGCATTAGTGTTGACAACTCCTGGAGATAACTTTGGTACTTCTATTAGCACCGATTATGATGGTGATTGCTTTGTAGTAGGGACCCCAAATCAAGCCAACGGTACAATTAGTAATTGGGGTTATGGATATATATTTGATAGACTTGTTCAGAATATAGAAATTCAAAACAATGTAGTTCCTGCTACATTGCAGTTAGCATGGACTCCAACAACAGTACAAAAGACAGTATCTGCTACAACATCATCTGGTAATTTTATAACGTTGAATAACGTCACTAACATTTCTGTAGATGATCCAATAGTATTTACAACATCTGGTTCTAACTTGTCAGGCACTAATATTGTTAGCGATAAGGTTTACTACATTGATAGTATTGTGGGAAGTACAATCACCATCAAAGAATCACGTTTTGCTACAACTGAACTTACACTAGGGACTAATGGATCGGCCTCAGCAATAGCACATGTTCAAACAGAATCGCTATTGGTATACAAAAACGGAACATTGGTTGAAGATAGTAACTATGCGGTTATTAATGATACGCTACTGTACACAGGAACATTAACCGCAGGTGATATCTTGACGGTAAGTGGTAATGAAATTTATCATATTCAAACTATAACAACTGAAGAATCACCACAAATTGGTGCACAATTTGGTATAAGTTTGGACACTAACACACATGCCAGTGAAATAATCGTCGGTGCCCCCTTCCAGTTGAATTCTCAGCTAGAAGAAGGTGTTGTATATAGATTTACAGATAGCGGTGCAAAATATGGTACCATCATCGGAACTCAAAATTGTAATGTAATAGCACCTAGAAAAATTTTGATTAATGGATATCTAGTGTACATTACCCCCGGTGATGCAACTCACGTAGCAGATATTATTAAGTCAGTGAATATAACCAATGTAACCGCTAGTGCATTAGAAGGAAAGCTTGTCATATCTTTAATTAATTCAGATTTGGCACCAGTCAATGAAAAGTTATTCATTAGTGTAGATGGTATTTCTACGTTAGCAGAGTTGGGCATACAAATTTTCACACAAACACAAGACATTACTTGCCCTCACACTCAAGGACCTACACAGTTTGGTACAGTAGTTAAATTTAACGAACATGATAGTTTTGTAGCTAGTGCCCCTGTAGGAACTAGGTATTCTGCTACGACATTTGATTTCATTGACGACGAAAATCAAGACAATGATACTATATTTGATAATAACGCTACACAATGGATAGATGAATCTCCAAACTTTGGTGCAGTGTATATGTTTGATTATCTGTCACAATACAACGAAAATATTTACAACACTGGTAAATTTGTATACGCTCAAAGTATTAACAGTCCAAATATTGTTTCTACACCATTCAATACTTACAACCAAGATAGTGATGTTACAGAAAATAATCAACCAAGATATGGAACAGCACTAGATTTTAATGAATATTCTGTTATAGTTGGAACACCTCTCGACACTGGATCAACATCAGGATCTACATATTCTGGTTCTGTAACTACCTACCTTAACAGTCTAGGTGTAAAAGATTGGTCTTTATATAGATATTCATCTTCAGTGGTTGATATAAACAAAATTTTCAATTTACAAATTTTTAGCGCCGAAACTAACAATACGCTAATAAACCTAGATTATATAGATCCTATTCAAGGAAAAATTTTAGGAGCAGCAAGAGAAAACATCGACGTAGTATCTAATGATGATCCTGCAATTTATAACAACATTCCAACTGTACCTGGTGGCATTGTTTGGGGTGCAAGTCAAGTAGGTAAAATTTGGTTAAATACAACTAATATGCGTTATGTAGACTACCATCAAAACGATGATGTAGTATACAATAGTCAATATTGGGCTACTTTATTCCCGGGCAGTGATGTTGCTGTATATAGTTGGATTGCAAGTAATGTAATACCTGCAGAATACCAAGGACCAGGTACACCTTACCAGATAGATTCTTATTCTATACAATATGTGATTAATCCAGCCGGATCACTAACACCGGTATATTACTATTGGGTGCGTGATACAAACACTGTTTTCATTAACAGTGGAAAAACTTTAGCTGACTCGATCATTGCATCGTATATTGCAAGTCCAAAAAATTCGGGTATAAGTTATTTTGCACCAATACTTCCCAATGTATATGGTTTGTACAACAGTGATGAATATATTAACGCTACAGATTCTGTATTACATATCGGGTTTGCTACAGGAAACAATGATGATCCTGCACACCAACAATTTAACTTGATACGTGATGGATATTCTAGTGACTTTTTACCGGGTGTACCTCTATTTGCAGATCAAACTCCTGAATCACTATACGACAGAATGTTAGATAGTTTATGTGGCGTAGACGAAACGGGAGCAGTTGTTCCTAATCCATATTTACCACGTGCGGTACAAACAGGTGTTTTAGCAAGACCTAGACAAGGATTCTTCTTCAATCGATTCGTAGCATTAAAGAATTACTTACAGTACGCCAACACCGTATTAGCACAGTATCCAATAACAGAAATTCGCCAATCTTCATTCTTGACATCTTCGGGACCATTCTACGATACGGCCGACTATTGGGAATTCGTAAACTGGTGGGCACCGGGATATGATGATAATACAAAATCTACCTTACAAGTTCCTATATATGCGGACTTATCTACATTAACTGTTCCTGTAGGAACAATTGTAACAGTGTTGACCAACATAGACGGTAAAGCAGAAACGTATGTTTACGAATCTACAGGTATTTGGAAGCGCATAGGTCTTGAAAATGGTACTATAGCTTTCAAAGCTGCACTTTGGGATTACACATCTGTACGTTTGGGTTATGGAGACAATTTCTTTGACACAAACTTGTATGATGAATATCCAAGTGAGGAAACTAGAAAAATTGTACGTGCATTGAACGAACAGATTTATGTTGAAGATTTGTTAATACACCGAAATAAGAGTTTGATTCTGTTGTTTGAATACATTCAAAGTGAAACATCTGAAAGTCAAAATTATTTGCCATGGTTGAATAAAACATCGTTTATTGATGTTTCTCATACTATACGTGAACTAAGACCGATTGAAGTATTCCAAAGTGACAATCAAGATTTTCTTGCGGGTTATCTAAACGAGGTAAAACCGTATCACGTTGTCATTAAAGAATTCTTATTCAAATACACAGGTGAAGAACTATACGCAGGAAATATTACAGACTTTGATTTGCCAGCCAAATATAATAAATCTATAGAACAATTCGTCACCCCCCAGTTAGTTTATAGCAATCCAAATGGTGTAAATCAATTCTTACCTTCTAATTCAATATGGCAAGAAGAAGAATATAAACAGTGGTTCGAAAATAATGGTGTCACGTTGACGGGAGAAGAAAACGTACAAATAACTACACTGACATCCTACATATCATTGAATACGGCATTCTTTGCAGTAGACAATGCACAAGGACTTCCTATCAACGGTGTGTTAAAAATCGGAAATGAACATATAGGTTATTCTACAGTTGACCGAGCATATAATATTGTATCTGGTTTAACACGTGGCGTGAACGGAACACAAATATCAGCACATATTCCCGGATCTCTAATATACATCGATTTACCAGCCGTGGTACTATTGAACAGTGGTAGAGGCTATACTGAACCTCCTAAAGTTATTGCATACATAGATCCTGTACTGTATCCTGAACCAACTAGACCTGCAATATTAACGGCAGTAATGAGTTTGGATAGCGTATTAAGTGTTAACGTTGAAGACCCTGGTGAAGGATATGCTGTTCTTCCTACTATCAAAATTGATCCTGCTATAGTTGTAGATTTTTCTAGTGCGGATGTAAGCACACTTACTAACACCATCAAATTATATGCTCCATTGTTACAAACAGGTGACTTAGTACAATATAAAGTTTCGAATGGTAGCACCCCAATTGGTGGTCTTGAAAATGATCAATGGTATTACATTAATGTACTAGAAACAGTACCTACAGTTATTGTGGGATTGTACACAAATTATTTCAACGCAATTAACAATCACGATAGAATTTCATTGTTCTCTACAGGAACAGGCAATGGACATTCCTTAAATTTGGGAGCAAGAGCCAGTGCAATATCTACATCGTATCCAATAAGAGAAAACAATATTACATTGAGATTTGATAGAACAAGTTATACTTCTCAAGTTATAGATTGGATTGCTGGTAGATATTACGGAGCATATTATGCGGGTTCGTATTCTAACAGTGAGTCTGTTGCAAGTTCATCCATTACATTACAAAGTAGCCAGCCTCCAATATCTAGTATATTAGCTAGTGCCCAAGGGGTTGCATTTGAAATTACGGATGTTAGAAACGAAAGAGTAGTAGCATATAGTTCATTCATTAGATATGTTCAAAGCACAGAAGTCACAGATAATTCAGTGAGATTAACATTGCAAGATGATGGATCAGGTAATCCTAACGCTTCGGGCGGTACATTAGGATTCTATATCGGTATGCCTATAAAATTTGTAGGTGAAGTAGGAACTAGTGGAATCGTAAATGAGGCAGTTTACTATGTAAATAGCGTATTAAATCAAACAGATTTTACAATATCATCAAATTCTTCAGGATCACCTATTGTCTCATTAGCAGATTACACAATTGGACCTGCTGGTCTTGAATGCTACGTAGGTGAAGTAACTGATACGGCTGTAATTACTGTAAATTATCCGGGAATACGTGGTGTGACAGAAACAATTTCTGGAACTAATAAATTGACTATTCCTCTAAATGTAACAGGAACAGGAGGAACACAGGGTTTCTATATTAATCTTCCTATATTCTTTACAGGAACTGATAACAGTTTAGCTAATAACGGTATCTTTGGTGGTATAGTAGAAAATCAAGTGTATTATGTAACAACAGTCGTTGACGACCAAACATTTACAATGTCAGAATTTACTGATCCATTGACATTTAATGTCTTATCAACTGACAGTGTAACAGATAACATTTCTATAGACGGAGACACAACAAAGATAAGTGTCAATGAGCCAGTCATATTTAATACCATGATTGTTGCGGGTTCTGAAGTTACTAATTTTGGTAATATAATTTCAGGCGAAACATATTATATTTCTGCAATTACAGGACCTAGTACTTTCCAAATATCCACTTCTGTAAACGGAGCAGTTTTTGCATTGGCTACAGTAACAGCAGCATCTAACACTTCAGCGTTATTAACAAGCCAAGCTAATACAGTAAACTTAATCAATGCGACCGGCGATACAATGGTTGTAAATATAAGCTTACCTGTAAGCCCTGGACAAGTTAATGGTCAAAGATTTACTTTATATGAAACTTCCGAACAATATCCTAATTTGGTAGGAACAGACGGATCATTAATTACTAGGGGATTGGCAGCTTTAATCGGTGAAAGAACCATCGATGGTAGTCCAGTAAATGTTAACCAGGTAGTCTTGTCTAACTTTAATCCTGGCGTAAGCGTAGCACTACAATTAACAAACATTTATATAAACATGCCAGTTGAAATTTCTGCTGACTTGTTTGATAGTGCATCTTTCTTAGAACCAGGAACAACGTACTATGTTGTAGATAAAGGAACTATTGAGGTTGAGGTAACTAACACATCTCAGATTACGACCGGCGTTACAGTAAATGCAGGAAGTTTTATTGTAGGCAGAACATATGTAATCGTAACAGTGGGAACTACAGATTTTACATTAATTGGTGCAACTTCTAACACACCTGGTTTAATATTTACGGCAACAGGTCCGGGTGCAGGAACAGGAACTGCTAATGTAGTTCGTAATCAATTAACTTGTGACACTACAGAATCGTTATTTGCAGACATGCCTATAGCATTTACTGGAGCAGGTATAGGTGGCGTTAATATCGATGTGGAATATTATGTAAAAGAAGTAGTTGATGACCATCATTTTACATTGACTAACACCCCTGGCGGTTTAGAAATTGTAGTTCAAACAGCTAGCGGATTAATGACAGGTATAGGTTTACCATATATCAAACTATCTACTACAGTGGGTGGTTCTGAGATAGATCCCGGCGACACTCAACAAAGTGCAGCAATTAACGTAGCTAGCCCTGCAGTTGTGACTGTAGCCGAAGCGCCTAGTAATGGAACTATAGTAATATTTAGGAACGGTACTCTACCGGGTGGAGTAAGTTTTGGTACTCCTTACTATGTACAAAATGCGACTGCAACAACATTTGAAATCTCTTTAACTCCTTCAGGCCTGCCAATAAATTCTACAGGGTCCGCGGGTACAACTACAATGATTATTTCTACGGAAACAACCATTGATCAAACCCCGTTAAGTACACCTCAGTTTGATGTAAGTTATATATTAGGTGGATACAGAGTTATAATTAGTACGCCTGCTTCAGGTTACGCAGTTGATAATACAATAACTATCGCCGGAACTAATATGGGAGGAACGACTCCTGCAAATGACTTAATCTTAACTGTTAATTCTATAGACAGTTTAGGAGCTATTACAAGTGTAATTTGTGCAGGTACGGTTCCAGGTAACTCTAATCAATACTACTTAAAAGTAATATCACCTAATGAATTTGAATTGTATCAAAATGCATTACTAACAGTCCCGGTTAGTGGATTAGGCTTACCTTATGTAGGTATAACAGAAACACCGGTCATGAGCGTTGCATCCGGCACAAACATTATAGCACTATATGACGGAACAGGTTTTGAAGTCAACGATGGAATTGTATTTACAGGCGATCTAACTGCAACAATAGGTGCCTTGCAAGAAGGTAAAACATATTATATCACCAGCAAAGCAACCAATGATATCACTGTATCTGAAGAACCAGGTGGTGCGGATGTGTCTATTGTTACAAGCACAACAGTAGAATTTACGGCTGCAAAATCGGGTTCATTTGCCCTACTACCTGAACCGTTTATATTCAATCAAAGTATAGTCAAATACAACAATCGTGTTTATGTTTGCGTAGTTTCGAATAATGACGACGAGTTTGTATTTGGTAAATGGGAATTGTTAGATAGCGGAGATCGTCGCCTAAATGCTATGGATAGAGTTTACGGATATTATGCACCTACTGTAAATATGCCGGGTATAGATTTATCTCAATTATTTGAAGGAGTTACATATCCTAATAGTATCTATTTAGGTAATGCCTTCCAACCCGATCAACAGTATCCGATTGACACAGTATTACAAGATCAAGCTTTCTATCCCACTTCAGTGGATATAAAGGCTATTTCTTGGAATGGTATAACATACTTAGCACCAGCAGATACCCCGACATATTCAGCAGTGTTGGGAAGTATAGATACAAATGAATGGGATATAACCAAGCTAGCTAATACTCCATTAAGTGTAACTGATATAATATACGCAGGAGGATATTATATCATTACTACAAACAACGCTGCTACCCCTGTATTCAGAAGTAGTGACGGTGTAACTTGGACAACTAACGGATATTACACTCCATATGGATCTACACCGTATAGTTCGACGCCATATGATATGACCGCGTTAAGTGTAGCCTCGATATCACTGAACTCGGTCGGATACAGAAATGGTATATGGGTAGCGGTAGGAGAAAATATTGTATCAAGCGATGATACCTATCTATGGAGAGAACGCTTTGTATTCACTAATCCATTGCTGACAAACGTATTGTACAGTGTATCAGGAATAGACACAACAAATTTTGCAGGATACATAGCAGTTGGTAAGGGACAACAATTAAACTATTCTACAGGCATAGGGGTTACAGAAGATATTAACCTAATACTAACTAGTTCTGATGGAATAAATTGGAATCAATTACCTTACGTATCCTCAAAAGGAATGTATGGCATAACGTACAACACAGCTAATATATTAACAGTAGGTGAAGACGGTATTATTTATATTAGCGATAATGGTACGAATTGGTTAGGTGTTAATGAAGTTAAAGTACTCAGTGCTAATGATTCTACCAATGAACTTAACGTAACTAGCACCGCAGGATTTGCAATTAATAATGAAGTTATCTTTACAGAATCATTTAATGTATTTGTTGCAGGAACATCGTACTATGTTGTTAATATTATATCATCAACACAAATACAAGTAAGTGCTACGTATGGCGGGTCCCCCGTTACTCTAAATGCATCCGATCCTACAGTAGACACATACATGCATTTACCGTATACATTCTCACTACGAGATGTTCATTACGCAAATGGTTTCTATGTAGCAGTCGGGGATAACGGTTTAATCAAAGTATCAAGTGACGGATACACTTGGACACCACACACTTCTGGTGTTACTGAAAACCTTAATGGAGTTACATACAATGCTGATGCGGGTATTTGGATTGCAGTCGGTGATAACAATACTATATTAACTAGTGTAAACAATGGTGTAACATGGGTAAGCACATCCGTGTTTGCGCCGCAGCCAACAATTTACGATGTACAAGGAGCTGAATTCACATTTGGTTATGGTCCTGAAGAATTGGTACCGGGCGTGGTTACGGATAATATTACTATGATTGTTGCAACAAGACCGGGTACTAATTGGGATGAAACAATTTATCAGCATGTTGGATACAACGTAGCATCTATAGAATTACAACCAACCTCAGGTACACAAACACAATATAGTTTTGATGTTGGAGGTGTAGAAAACGTTCAAAATCCAGCAGAAATAGCATTGTATATTATAAATGGTACAACTGGTTTAGGTACAGCAATATATGAAGGAGCTGATTACACAGTTGATTGGATTAATTTCACGGTAACCTTAACTGCACCTTTAACATATCTACCAGTATCAGATAAACTAAGAATAGACATATACGAAGTAGGAAATGGTAATCAATTAGTAAAAGCAAGCACGAAAACTGATCCAATACGCTTAAATGAAGTTACCGGTTGGAATGAAATCTATGTCAATTGCAACTATTCAGGTGAAATTTATGATGGTTCAGGAGTAATCAGACCTGCCACAAGTCCAGTAGACGCTATATGTATAGAAACAGATGCAGCATCTAACTCTATATTGTGTGAAGATGTATCAGGATTTGTTTTGAATAATGCAATTACATTCCAAGGAACTACTTTCGGTGGTATACAAGAAGATACCATCTACTATGTAAAAACAATTAGCTATATTTCCAACAGAATTACAGTTTCTTTAACGTATAATGGTGGTACTGGAACAGCAGGTCCTACGTTATCATTAACAAATGGTACTGGGTATATGACTGCTGTTATAGCGACAGGTTCAGGATTAGTTTGGACAGATCCTATTATATACCATAACGGTAATAAGCTACTATTGGGTACTACTGGAACAGTAACTAGAACTAAAGCTAGCCCAATTAATACAGTTACATGTAATACAACCTCAGGACTATCAGTAGGAAATCGAATAGTGTTCAGTGATACGATGTTTGGTAATACCATTGTCCCACAAACAACGTATTACGTTGCTTCTATATATGATTTCAACGAATTTAGAATATCAGAAAATAGCACCGCAACCTCTGCAGGTAGTTTCTTAGTAGGAGAGGAATATGTAATTACTACGATCGGAACTACAGACTTTACATTAATTGGTGCAGTGTCTAATACCATAGGGGTTACATTTACTGCGACGGGTGCTGGAACAGGAACAGGAACGGCGTGGAAGATATTAGAACTAGATGCAGCAACAGGTGGCGCAGAATTTATTTCTAACGATTATACATTTGGCATAGCAGATAATGGAATTTCTGCATCTATCATATTCTCTACAGGAAATTACGATGCTTCAGTAGACTATATTACCTACACACTGTTTGGAGAAACTACTCCATTGCAATACGGATACACTTTACCTGAGACACAAGTATTTGCAGGTAATAATACTGTAGGGCCCTATAGTTTAGATAATTATGTAGGTGATGCTAATGTTGATAATGCAATTGTTGAAATAAATGGATTGAGAGTTACAGGAGCAGACTATACAATCGATCCTAACTTAAATGAAATTACGTTCACATCTTCAGTTGCTTCCAGCGATACTATAGCCGTAACAACATATAATTTAACTGATAGACAATACTTTAACACACAATATGGTTTAACAGGAAGAACAGTTGCTCAAATAGCTGATGTAAACAATACAATTACTGCGCCTCTAGCTGTTGTTAACTGTACGAATACCACAACAGGAACTAATTTGATAACTTGTGTGACAACTGCAGGCTTCGCTGCCGGACAAACAATTATCTTTAAGGGAACTGGTTTTGGTGGAATAGCAACAAACGGCACTGTTTATTACGTGAGTGCAGTAACAAGTGGTACACAATTTACAATTTCTGCAACACAAGGTGGTCCTGTTCTTGCATTGACCACAGCATCAGGATTAATGGTTGCGACTGTAGGTGGACAACCGGCAGTAAGGGTAACTACAACAAGCGCACACAACTTTACTTCACCAACTAATGGTAATGAACTTGTAAGAATTGACGGAACATTAGGATCTATTCAACTTAATAACAATGAGTACTATGTTCATGTAATTAATAGTACACAAGTCGATTTATACACTGAGCCGTACGATCCTGCAGTTACAGCCGTTAATTCACCAGTTACTAATATTTCTAGCTATATAAGCGGTAGTGGTGGATATATTTTTAATTCAGATTCTTATACTATCGTCACAACCGAAGTAACTGCAACATCAACTAGCCCAACGTTGGGTAATAGATTGACTGTTGCTGACAGTTCTATATTAATTGTAGGTACTCCTGTAATATTTACAGGCACTACATTAGGCGGAGTAAACTTAAATCAAACATATTATGTAAAAGAAATTCCTACTCCGACAACCTTTACAATATCAGAAACACGTAATGGTGATGAAGTAATATTAACTAATGATTCTGGCCCACCTAACATGCAAGTTACACAGTGGGAACAGATAAATGTCGATAGATTATGGGTTACTATTAATGGATATAGAGTACCTTCTTCTTCATTGAGGTTAAATTCTGATAACCAGTTAAGCATTTTAGCTGCAATTACTAGTGGAGATGAAGTCATCATAACTAGCATGATGCCGACTGCTACGCCAAATGAAGAAGTGTATCTGCTGAATGTAAACCAAGAAGAAGTGGGAACAGTGTATCGTGCAAACACACAAACTAGAACTTGGCTGACTCAACCATTAACAAACACAAGTTCTACTATATATGTCAATGATGTAACTCGTTTAACTGATGTTGTCGTTCAACAAGAAATTGCACCTGCTCCGATAGACAACATATATTCTATTGGATTAACCGCAGACAAACGAATTATTTCGGACATTACAGTTTATAACAATACTACTGGCCAATACATTGCTTCGAGTGCATTTAGTATAAAAATTGTCAATTTGTCACCGATCTTGCAGATTACAGCAGGGGCATATATTGCAGCAGGAAATTCTCTAACAATTACCGTTTTAGAAGGAAATCTATTGTATATTAACGGGGAACAAATCAAATTTACTACAGTAGATTTGGCTAATAATACACTGTCAGGATTACAAAGAGGTACAAATGGTACAGGTGAACAAACGTTTATTCCAAAATATGCAGAGGTGTTTGGATTATTGTCTAACAATGAAATGACTATTCCCGACTATTCTGAAACTTGGAATTCTAACGTATATTCCACAGAGGGAGATCCATTGCAGATAAGCATAACTGAGCCTGCAATTTTCTTAAGAACCGACATAAGTTGAAAGATAAATAAATATTATGAATGAAAAAACCTCAGAAAACAAGAAAAAAGAGCAAAAACCTGCTGAAAAGAAACCAAATGAACACGGTGGGTTTTACTTTTCTTCGCACCTGAAAATTTTTGATCCAAATACTAAGCAAGTACTAGTTGCAAAAAGAGGCGATTCCTAATGTCAGTCATTACTTTATCATATAAAATTGAGGGATTTTTGAAAATCTACGATCCGAACAACGGTGAAATATTCGTAGACAAGAAAAATGCCATCAACTACGAAAATATGTCGGAAGCAATCGCTGACACACTTAGCAGTCGCGGCTACGGAGAAATCTATGAAATGGCTTTTGGAAACGGCGGAGCAAGCGTAGATGAAACTGGAGTTATAACATATCTACCCCCGAATACAACCGGACAAAATGCTGCATTATACAATCAAACGTATTCTAAAATTGTTGATGATACCAGCGTTTTTAACCTAGATCCTACTAGAAATAAAATGACAGTTTCTCATACTACGGGAAGAGTCTATACAGATATTCTAGTTCAGTGTTTATTAGATTATGGAGAGCCAGCTGGACAAAATGCATTCGATAATAGTACGCAAACGGATGGAGAGTATGTTTTTGACGAATTGGGACTTTTGGCAAACTATGGCACAGACAACAACGGAAATGTAATAACAAGATTGTTAACTCATGTCATATTTCACCCGGTTCAAAAATCCTTAAATAGACAAATTCAAATAGATTACACTGTTAGAATTCAAGCATTAACTAATTTGGTAACTATTTAAGATAAATAAAAGAATAGTGGAGTGATTTGAAAAATGGCATATACAATCGTTAAAAGTGATGGTACAGTTTTAACTACCATACCCGATGGTACAATTAATACTACCAGCACATCAATTGGCCTTCCGGGTAGGAATTACGCAGGGTACGGGCAAACCCTAGATACAAACTTTGTTCATCAATTAGAAAATTTTGCTGATACTACTCCACCGTCAAATCCTCTAAGAGGTCAACTTTGGTACAATACAAATAATAGTACACTCTATGTCTGTCCTACAGACGGAGAAGCAAATGCACTTGCATGGTTAGCACTTACTTCCACAAGTTCAGGGGGAACTACTACATTCGGTGCGGTTACAGTTACAGGAAACGTACAGGCCAACAACCTAGCAGCTACTAATAACGTCACGGGTAACGCAGGATCCTTTAGCTATTTAACAGTATCAGCTAATGCAAATATTGCTGACGCCAATTTGACCACAGCAAACATCGGTACACTCTACACAACTTCTATTTCTACTGGGGCAAACACTACCGCAGGCACGTTGACTGGAACTTGGACAATTAATGGTGGTTTGACTGGTAATGCATGGGTAATTACAAACGGTAATATTTTTATCGGAAACTCAGGTGGTTCTAACCTATACGGTATAAGAACAGACAAATACATGTATGCGAACGGCGATCCAATCTCGTTTGCAGGAACTTATAGCAACTCAAACGTTGCCTCATATCTACCAGTTTACAACGGAAATATATTAACTGTACAAACTCAAACTACAGTAATTACTACAGGTGCAAATACCACGCCAGGAAATATTACAGGTAACTGGACGTTAACTGCAGGATCGAGATTCAATGCAACATACGCTGACTTGGCTGAACGATTTGAAGCAGATAATGCATATGACGCAGGTACAGTTGTTGAGTTGGGAGGTGAGAAAGAAATAACTGCGGTTCAATACGAATTAAGTGAAGATGTATTCGGCGTTATTTCTAATACTGCTGCCTACCTAATGAATTCGGCTGCCGGAGACGATGAAACACACCCTGCAGTGGCTGTTTCGGGTCGTGTAAAAGTTAAAGTAATAGGTAAAGTGAAAAAGGGCCAACGACTTGTAAGTGCTGGAAAAGGTATAGCACGTGCAGGAAAACCAGATGAAGTAAATGCATTCAATACGATCGGTAGATCCTTAGAGTCAAAGACTACTGATGAGATTGGCACAGTGGAAGCCATAGTAATTATAAGATAAGGATCAAAGATGAGTTACGCACAATATGGCTTAATAGAAGCAGCAGACTTCAACAATTTGGTAGGTGGAAATCCTGTAACCACTAGCGGTAAATTAAACACTGTTTGGGCAACGGGAGGAACCAATGCGGGCTATGGACAAACGGCTGTCGCTAATGTAGCAGTTGGAACTACAGTGAGTGCATCCAATTGGGCATCATTAGTTAATAGCACTGCCAATTCTGCTACTCATCAAGGATCTAGTATTACAAGTGTGACTGCTCCATCATCAGGCGGAACAATTACATATCTATCAGCTATACCTACAAATTTAACAACCATCTATACTAATAGATTGAATGCTGCATCACAGGGGTCGACCACATCAAACACAGCAACATATGCAAGCACATGGAGTTCGGCTCTTACATTTACTCATACTGCTACATGGGCAAACGGAGATGCTGCTAGATATTTCTTTAATTCGGGTGGACAATTAGCAATTACTTGTTCACATCCTAGCGGAACAGGTATCAATTTATTGTTGAATAACTTAGCAAGTAATATTGGCACTGTTGTATTGAGTAGTCCTACTTCAGGAACAGTAACTATCGCAGGAACTTCCTACAATGGAATTACTAAAGTGGGTGGAGGTGGAAATGCTCCTACTACTTCGCCAAACACCGGGTATTTTGCTTTAACAACATCAAATGCTACAGTGTTTACACAAACTGCCAGCACCGGACCTTCAGGATACTTAAGCACTTTTATTCGTGTAATTGTTAAATCAAACGGTACACAAGGATCCAATGGTGACGCAGGATCAGTAATCACCATTTATACTATTTGGGATGAAGTACCTGATGGATTAACTGCTGCGGCAAACTCAGCGACCACATTAACCGTAAGACCTCCCGAAACAGTAAACTTGGCAAACACATGGGGTTCTATTACCCTAACCGGCACTGTGTCAGGTTCATAATTTTTAACTACATTTAATATCCATCTAAATACTCTTAGGAGTGATCGATGGATACAAAAAATTTAGTTGCTGAGGCAAAAGCCCGATTTAACCATAATTCTGCCAAAACTTATCTTAAAGAAAAGTATCAAACACGCCTTATTGTTGCAGAGCAAGGCGGTCTTTGGCGCGCCAATATAGAAACCATAACTTTCTTAAATGCTGTAAAAACACCTAAGGTTATTTTAATAGACTCTTTTGAAAATCCCGTAGAAGTCAATAGGGAAGAGTTATTATCTAAATTATTAGAAACCTACGATACAGTAATGAAAGAGTGGCATACTGAATGGAACGAACTTGAGAAGAAAAGATGAGTCGAGGAGCAGTATTATTTGCATTTAATTCCCCTAAATATAATTATTATGACATGGCAGAATTTGCTGCCAAAAGAATTAATCATTTTTTAGGGTTACCCGTTACTCTCATCACTGATGAGAATAGCCTACCTGAAGTTCCAAATTTCAAATTTGACAATATTGTACTAGTGGAACCTGATAAAAATAATATTAGAGATTATGTTGTTTGGATTAATAAAGGAAGGTATCAAGCATACGATTTCAGCCCATACGATGAAACACTATTGTTAGACACAGATTACGTAGTAAATTCAGATAAGCTGTTAAAAACTTTTGAGTTAGGAACCGATTTCTGCTGTCATGATACTACATCATTTTTAATGCATCCGAAAGCACCGCAAGAAGTTTTAAGTGCCTATAGTTATAAAACTCTTTGGGCCACTGTTATTATGTTTAAAAAGACAAACAGAGCTAAACAAATATTTGAATGTTTAGAAATGGTTCAGAAAAATTATGAACACTACGCAAATATTCATAGCTTTATTGCAGGAGTTTATAGAAATGATTATGCATTGACCTTAGCATTGCGAATAGCAAACGGACATCAGTTACTTAATACTGATATCATTCCATGGAATTTAGTACACGTAGGAAAAAATACCTCAGTGTACGCAGATAATTCAGCAGAGTTCAATACAGAATATACTGTAATGTTTGACAATTGGCAACGTGGAAAGATTAGAAAAGAATACATGAATATTAAAGATATGGATTTTCACGTTATGAATAAAGATTCTTTCTTGGAGTTGATTAATGAATAAAGGATTTGTAATCATTTCACAAGATGAAGGGTCCGCAGATACCTATCAAAAATGTGCTGAAGCATTAGCAGTTAGCATTAAAAATTCTATGCCTGATGCTAATGTTTCTATTATTTCCAACAACAAAATAAAAAATAGAAGTTTATACCATAAAGTGATAGACTTACCATACGGAGATTTAGCACCTAGACAATACTGGAAGCTTATCAATGATTGGCAAGTTTATGATGCCAGTCCATACGAATATACGATTAAACTAGAAGCAGATTTATACATTCCAAAATCCATAGATCATTGGTGGGACGTATTGAAACAACGAGATTTGGTAGTATCTACATGTGTAAGAGATTTTAAACAAGAAATAAGTCCATCAAGAGTTTATAGAAGGTTCATTGATGACAATAAATTACCTGACACATATAATGCTATTACCTACTTTAAAAAATCTGATTTAGCAAAACAATTTTTCGATGTAGTAAAAAATATTTTTGAAGATTGGCCAGAGTATAGAGCAATTTTAAAATGTAACCCATACGAAGAGGCAACAACCGATTGGGTCTATGCACTAGCAGCACACATAATTGGAATTGAAAAATGTACCATGCCTACATTCAAAGAGATGTCTATGGTTCATATGAAAAGATTGATAAATAATTTACCTACGGAAGATTGGACAGATACACTAGTATATGAAATCTTACCGCATACATTACGGATTAATTCTTGCCCACAGCAGTACCCTTTTCACTATCATGTGAAGTCTTTTTCTAATAAAATATTACAAGCATATGCAAAATGATGACAACGATATTATAATAATTTGGGAAGCTCCCAAAATTATTCCTCCTGAGTTTAGACTTTATTATGATGAAGCAGGTAAAGTCATTTGTTATACCTGCGAAAAACTTGAAGGTAACTATATTGTCATAGATGCGACAACGTATGCACAAGCTAGACCTGATATAAGAATCATCGATGGTAAAATATCTACAGTATCCAATCATTGCATAGTATCTAAATTAATGCCATCTGTGACAGATGGTATTTCCTGTGAAGAAGAAGATATTAGTATAGTTTCAATGGCACAAAAAGGTATTACTAAGTGGAAATTAAAAACGTATGAACTCAAATGATATTATTGATATAGCAGATTTAGACTGTATATATCTAAGTTACGACGAGCCACAAAAAGAAGAATTTTGGCTCAAGATCAAGAACATGGTTCCATGGGCAAAACGTGTCGATGGTGTTAAGGGTAGTGACGCTGCACATAAAGCAGCCGGGGAAGCAAGTGATACTGAAAGATTTATTCTTATCGACGGTGACAATATGCCAGATGAGAATTTTTTTAACTTGCAATTAGATTTTACTGGTAAAGATCCAAACTATCATAGGGCACAGTTTCGTTGGAAAGCTGTCAATGCTATCAATGGACTGCGTTATGGCAATGGTGGTATGAGTAGTTGGACAAAAACTTATGTCTCTAACATGAAAACTCATGAAGCACAAACTGACGGAGATGTAACACGTATTGCAGATTTTTGTTTAGATAGCAAAGATAATCTATACTGGGCTATGTACGATTGTTATTCAACTACGTATCCTAATTATACTCCCTTTCAAGCATGGCGTGCAGGATTCCGTGAAGGTGTAAAGATGTGTTTGAATAAGGGTGAGGTTCCTAGCTTAGATGAGTTTAAAGAAACTGTAGCTAGTCGCAACTTGAACAACTTAACTATTTGGCACAACGTAGGTGCTGATGTTGAAAACGGTATTTGGGCTATATATGGTGCTAGGCTAGGTACATACCTAACATTGTTGTCAGATTGGAATGCACATAACGTTCAATGGTTTGATAATTATCCTATATTATGGGAAGAATACAAAAATAGAGATCCGGCAGTCGCAGCAGACTTCTTTGGTCAAGCACTGCACGACAAGTTAGGATTACCTATGTGTACTCTTAGCGCAGAACAAAGCAAATTTTTTAAGCGACACTATCAAGCTGACTATCATAATAAAGGCCCATTAGTCACAGAGATGGAAGTTATTAGACAAATCGAAGGTTGGTAATGAGCGAAAGTCACGAACAAAGAAGAATAAAAGAAATAAAGATCAAAATCGAAAATGAAGTTGGTCCTACTTTTTGTCTAGCAAAATGGCATCATGTAACAATGTATTTACAGAGTGGAGAAACACATAGTTGTTATCACCCTGCACCTCATAAAATCCCATTAGAAGAATTATACGATAATCCTAGCGCACTTCACAATACACAACAGAAAAAAGAAGAACGTAAGCTGATGTTGGAAGGTGGAAAACCCAAAGGATGTCAGTATTGTTGGAATATTGAAGCAATGGGTCCAGACTATATTAGTGACAGGCATATACGTAATGGATCAATCTTCACTGAAGAACGATATGAACAAACTGCTAAAGGACCGTGGAATCAAAACATTAACCCCGAGTACATTGAAATTAATTTCGGTAATGAATGCAATTTCAAATGCGGTTATTGTCATCCCAAGTATTCTACTAGTTTTTATAAAGAAATTGAGAAGTATGGTCCTGTCACTACAGTAAAAAATCACAGATGTGATATTGATTGGATGCGACTGTATCAACGTGAAGAAGAAAATCCATATGTAGATGCATTTTGGGAATGGTGGCCAGAGATGCGTAAAACATTAAACATTATACGCATTACGGGCGGAGAGCCAACACTTCACAGTAGTACATGGAGATTTTTAGACCAAGTTGATCAAGATCCTATGCCATGGTTAGAAATTAATGTAAACAGTAATTTGGGGACTAAAAATGTTTTGATAGAACGTTTAGCTAACAAAGTCAAACATCTAACGGACGAAGGTAAAATAAAAAGCTTTAAGCTATTCACAAGTATGGATACATGGGGCCCACGTGCTGAATATATTCGTACGGGATTAGATTTAAAAGTTTGGGAAGAAAACTTTCACACATACTTACGTAATACATCTAGTCCTATTACGTTTATGATTACCTTTAATATATTTTCTGTAACTACATTTAAAAGCTTTTTAGAAAAATTTATCGAATGGCGTAAGATATATGGCTGGTATGATGATCCGGTAAACCCACAGCATCGTGTACGTTTCGATACACCCTATCTTCGTGATCCTATTCAATATGATATGAACATTTTACCCAAAGATGAATTCATGCCATACATGTATGAGGCATTAGAGTACATGAAAGAAAACACTGATGACAAGCGTAGTGATGCATTCAGCACAATTGAATATGAAAAATTTAAACGTGTTGTAGATTATATGGCTGAAACAGTGTATTCTGAAGAAAAACTTATAGAAGGTCGTAGAGATTTTTATAATTGGTTCAATGAGCTAGACGAACGTAGAGATACAGACATGCTAGCAGTATTTCCCGAAATGTTAGGATTTTATAGATTATGTCAAGAAGCGAACCAACTAAATCCATTACGATAAACAAAGATTATTTGCTTAATGAAAGCAAAACTTTTTGTATGTTTCCATGGGTACATTTAAACGTTACCCCTAAAGGAGATATATATCCTTGCTGTAGTAATGATTATTCAAAGCCGTATGGTAATACAAAAGAAATTACGTTAAAACAAGCTTTTAATAGTGAAGGAATGAAGCAATTGCGTTTAGATATGCTGAACGAACGCAAGAATGATATGTGTAATTTCTGCTATAAGCACGAAGAAGCCGGGCCGCATAGTTTTAGAAATTATAGTAAAGAACATTTTGGCAAGCACTTTGATGACTTAGTTCCTACTACTCAAGAAGATGGCACTGTAGAAGAATTCCGTATGCATTACTTCGACATACGTTTCAGTAATATCTGTAATTTTAAATGCAGAACTTGTGGGAGTGAATTTAGCAGTCAATGGGGTATGGAGATGAACAAAAACTATGATTCAAAACATCCCATATTAATACACGCAGATGATAATCAAGGTAAATTATTGGAAGAAGTATTAGAGCATGTGGATCACATCGACCTAGCATATTTTGCAGGCGGAGAACCTCTGATCACAGAGGAGCATTACATTATATTAGAAGAAATGATTCGTAAAGGTAGAACTGACGTAACATTGAGGTATAATACTAATGCTAGTAATATCAAATATAAAAATCACGACATACTTGATTTGTGGAAACACTTCAAACGCATAGAATTGAGTTGTAGTATTGATCATTATGGTGAACGTGCTGAATTGTTGCGAAGTGGTACAGATTGGGGAAAAGTAGAAAGTAATTTACTAACATTCAGAAATTTAGATTACGTAATGTTCCAAATGAATACTGTATTTTCAATATTTAATTATCTTACAATAGGTGAATTTTATCAATACTTGCAAGATAAAAATATTGTACGTAGAGAAGATTGGTATCATAGTTTGTATCTTGCCGTACATCCACTCTATTATAGTGCAAAAAGTTTACCTAAATCGTTAAAACCATTGGCTCAACAAAAAGCACTTGCATGGGCAGATAAAAATGAAAATGGTGGAACGTGTTTACCGAGATTGGTACGAGATGCTGTTAACTTTGCCAATGACGGGAATAGTTGGAGTGAAGTTAGACCTACATTTTTAGGACATACTAAATCGTTAGACAGAATACGTGATGAAAGTTTTTGGAAAGTCTTCCCTGAATTAAATAAATTATCTGAATTGTTGGAGTAATTAATGGATACTATAACCGTAGAAAGTTTAGTCAAACACGGTAAGCATTTTTGCGTATTACCTTGGGTGCATTTTCATAGCTGGCCCGATGGGCGTGTAATGCCTTGTTGTGTTGCTGACAGTAGCATGCCAGTTGCTGATCTTAAAAATGGCGAATCTATAATCAATATGATGAATTCTGTTGATTATAAGAACTTGCGTAAGGCAATGATGAACGACGAGCCTGTTGCTGCATGTAAACGTTGCTATGACCTAGAGCTTATGGGCACATGGACTATGCGTCAAAGTCATAACAAGCGTAAGGGCCTTGAGTACGTAAAATATATTGCAGAAAATACATTAGACGACGGTAGCCTAATCGACTTTGAAATGAAATACATGGATCTACGATTCAGTAGCATCTGTAATATGAAATGCCGTAGCTGTGGCCCCGGCTGCTCAAGTCAGTGGGCACAAGAATTTGTTGATCGTGTGGGAATGGAAAATTATGAAAAGTATTTCCACACTACAAAAATTGTAGTAAACGCCGCAGAAGAAATGAGTTTTATGAATAAACTGAAACCATATCTTAAGGACGTGACTGAAGTTTATTTTGCAGGTGGCGAGATTGTTATCACGCCCGAGCATTATGAATGTTTAGACTACTGGATCGAAAATGGAATCAATGAAACAATTGAGTTAACTTATACGACCAACTTTAGTACATTAAAGGGGTATAAGGATAAAGACTTAATTGAATATTGGAAGAAATTCCCTAATCTGAAAATTTGGGCTAGCCTTGACGCACACGGTGAGGTAGCTGAATGTATCAGAAAGGGTACAGATTGGGATCGTATTGTTGGTAATATTAGGTTGTTAAAGGAACAAGTTCCTCATGCTGAATTTCAGATTACTCCAACTATCAGCATATGGAACGTGTTTACTTTTCCGGATTTCTTTGACTACATGGTCAAAGAAGGATTCATCGATACAAAGTCATGTCCTCGATTCAATCTAGCCACCAATCCATGGTATGCTAACATTATGATCCTACCCGTAAGTGTAAAACGTAGATTAGCAGAATTGTATCGAGTATATCAAAATCGTTATAAAGATAATGTAGATATCTACAACGGATTTAAGATGATTATCTACAATCTTACAGTAGGCGATGAAAATAAGGAAGGCATCAAGGAATTTATTCAATTCAATAAAGAATTAGATGATTTTAGAAAAGAAAAATTAGAAGATGTTATACCTGAACTAAAAGAGGTGTTCGATTGGGCAAGAAGTTAATAGCCATTGAAGCACCTGAACCCTATGTTGCAATTACATGGCAAGTAAACAATTTTTGTAACTTCAAATGCAGTTACTGTAATCCAGGTAATTGGGGAGGTAGTAATCGCAATGAGGGCAATCTAGACAAATATCTAGAAAATCTAGGTATCATTGTTAATAGATATCGTAGCGCCGGCTATAAAAACTTTAAATTCTTTTTTAGTGGTGGTGAACCTACTGCGTGGGAAAATTTTATTCCTATCTGCGAATGGATACATGAAACATTACCCAAATCTACACTAGCTGTCAACACAAACTTAAGTCGCCCCACTGCATGGTGGGAAAAGAACTATCACTTATTTGATGATGTTGTTGCTAGTTTTCACGTTGAATGGGCGGATAAAAAGCGTTATGAAGCAAATTCAATATTGTTGTGCGACAAAGTAAATTATCTTTCTACTAAAATGCTTATGCATGAAGAAAGGTTTTGGGAAGTAGTCGAGTTTGCAGAACACTTGAAAACAGTAATGCCCAATTATTTCATTGAATGGACTCCCCTGTACGATGAGTTGAGTCATGTTACGGGTCCATGGCAATATAAAGATCCAGCTAAGACTGAATTTTTTAAAACACACAACATCGAAATGAATTTTACGCTTCCTAAGCCCAATAAGCGTACAGAAAATACAGTAAGTTATAACAGATATGATGATAATTCTACTCAAGTATGTAATGCAAATGACCTAATAGTGAATGGTCAAAATTTTTACCGAGGTTGGAGTTGCAATGTAGGCGACTGTGTGTTTATTAATACTATCGGTGAAGTCAGCCTTGCTAGCTGCGGATTAGGTGGTTATGTAGGACATATATTAGATGATATAAGTCGTGTAGGTCCTAAACAAATTATTTGTAGAAAAGATATGTGTATGTGTGGAACAGACATTATCATTCCTAAATTCGATAATGATTGGAAAGAATCAAATGCAAAAAGATGATCCTATTAAAATAGCTTATAGTTGGATTGGACCTCGAGGTCCAATCATCAATACTGAGCTACCTAATATTCTTAGTTATTCTAACGTCGGTGAAGGATCATACACCGATTCGAATAAATTTTGGGCAGATGATTTATACTGGAGAGTTTTCATGCACCATGGAAATTACCCGGTATCGCCTGCCTATCATATGCGTGAACATGATGTTTTTATCTATCCTTTTACATTGTCATGGAGAATTCAGTTTCAGAATTATTTCTTAAATGATGGTGGTGTTTTAGAATTCAGTCATACACCTAATCATATCACTCATCAAGTGAGACACCGAAATGGTTTCTTTTTAATTGATTATTCTCCTGAAGCTTTTGTACAAGAAGGACAATTACATGTGATGCATTCTTACTTTGGACATTATAATAAGATTCCAATGGGTAAGATCATTTATATTACAGGATGTATGAATGTAGAAGAATTGTACAATAACTGGTGTACTAGAAATAATATACCAGACGATCCTATGCATAGGATGATTGTGGTCCCGTTCGCAGTTTCGCAACACGCTATATCGACACAAATAAGTCAAGTAGAAGAACCGGTATATGATGAAACTGTTGTTCCTGAAAAACTATTCTTATGCTGGAATAGAAGATTCAGATCACATAGGACACAGTTAGCATTAGCATTGGACAAAGCGGGACTGGTAGATAGAAGTTATTACAGTATGCATTTAACCGATCCCGAACTAAACTCTATGCATTTTAAAAATACAGTTGACTTGTATTCTAACCCATTGTTAAAATTAAGCAATAAAGATGTAGACAATTTTGTAAGCAAGTTGCCATTAGTCATCGACGGAGAAACACAGATCGTAAGAATGTGTGGTGACTTTGATAGAGCAGCAAAGAATTTCTATGAAAACAGTTTAGTCAGTATTATTACGGAAACAAACTATGAATTAAATGAATTGACTGCTACTGAAAAAACATGGAAGCCGGCTAAAGAAAAACATCCATTTATTATGGTTGGATCTCCTGGCTCACTGAGAACACTGAGAAACTTTGGATTTCAAACTTTTGATGATTTTTGGGATGAAACTTATGATGAAATAGAAGATCCAAGACTTCGCATGTTAAAAATTGTAGAAGTATGTAAAGAAATAGGAAGTTGGAATACTGAACAGATTTTAGACTTCAAACGTAGAGTTAAGCCTATAGTAGAACATAATTACAATATGATTAAAACTAATAGTGCAAAAATATTGGCTGATAAAATCAGAGAAGCTATAGAAAAGAGAATCAAATGAAAAAAGTATTAGTATGTGGAGCCGGAGGATTTATTGGATCCCATTTAGTAGAAAAATTAAAACGTGATGGCCACTATGTTATAGGCGCTGATTTAAAATATCCCCTTTATAGTGAAACAGTAGCAGATAAATTTTATCAACTAGATTTGCGTAGTCAGCGAAACGTAGAACAACTAATTACATCAGATATTGATGAGGTATATCAACTAGCAGCAGATATGGGCGGAGCTGGCTATATATTTACTGGGCAACATGATGCCGATATTATGCATAACAGTGCTATGATTAATTTGAACGTACTTGACGAGATGCGTAAAAAAGGTGTCAAAAAAATCTTTTATAGTTCTAGTGCTTGTATGTATCCAAGTCACAATCAAGAGGATCCTGACAATCCGTTACTTAGCGAAGATAGTGCATATCCCGCAAATCCCGATAGTGAGTATGGTTGGGAAAAGTTATTCAGTGAGAGATTATATCTGAGCTATGCAAAAAATTATAGCTTTGATGTTCGTATAGCAAGATTTCATAATGTATTTGGCCCATACGGGGCATGGAATAATGGCAAAGAGAAAGCACCCGCGGCTCTTTGTAGAAAAGTAGCAACTGTCGAGCCAGGCGGAACAATTGAAATATGGGGTCCTGGCACTCAAACTCGGAGTTTTTTATACATCGATGAATGTGTAGAAGGAGTGCAAAGATTAATGACTAGTGAATTCACAGGTCCAGTAAATTTGGGAAGTGAACGCATGATAAGTATTAATCAGTTAGTGTTTTTGATAAGCAAGTTAGTTGGTAAATCGGTGTGCATAAAAAACGTACCCGGACCAATGGGAGTCATGGGTAGAAACAGTGACAATAGATTAATCAGAGAAAAGTTGAATTGGTCTCCACAAGATAATCTTGAAGAGGGATTATTAAAAACTTATAAATGGATTGAAGAACAAATCGCTGCAAATAGAAAAGACGTATAATGATAAAAGCTTACTTAATACAAAAATTTCCAATACCCGGTGAGTCTGAATATTACAGCAATCACATCAATAAAATAAAAGAAGAAAATCCTAATCTTATTGTAATTATTAGCTTAGGTGAGATTGATGTTGAGTATCTATTTGGTCCTATTATGGATGGTGTAACCAATTGGCTAGTAGAAAACAACCGTATGATGTATGTACTTTGGGCCGGACCCGATAAAGAATTAAGACCTAATATTCGTGCAGTAAACACATTAGGTTCTGCTATGGGAAATATGCATTGTACAATGGGTTGTCAAGAAGCAGCGAGACAATTTAATTTAGTAAAAGATTCTACCAAATTATTTACATGCTATAACAATAACGCCAAAGTAGAAAGATTAATGCTGGTAGACTCATTTGCCAAACACAACTTGCTGAAAGAAGGTATTGTAACATATAGATACCCTCAAACTAGATTACGAACCTCATGGAAATATCATGATGGTTCTAGACTTTTTGATGAAGAAGATTACACGATTAGTTCTAAACCTGAGTATAGTCCGGGATATTTACCACGTAGTTACATGACAGGTTTCATTGATATTGTTACTGAAACAGATTGTCAAGAGGGATATTTTATACCTACTGAAAAAACAGCTAAACCATTGGGTGCATTGAAACCGTTTCTTGTATTATCAAGTAAAAATTATCACCAGTGGTTGTATGATGAGTATGGCATAGAAAAGTATGATGAAATATTTGATTATAGTTTTGATAACAAATCATCGATAGAAGATCGAATACAAGGAATAGTGGATAATTTAATTAGAATTAAAAAATTAATAAGCGAAAATCCTAATTACAAAGCAGAAATTTACAAGGCTTTAAAGAGGAAGCTATTAGAAAACAGATATAAATCAATCAATGTTCTTGAAATTTTAAAAGCAAA